AGGCTTCAGTTGCTGCTCTTAATATCTCTTTTATAACATCCTCTTTAGGATCAAAGGTTTGTGCTACCGCTGCACCAGTACCTCCACCTATACCAGCCCCTACTGAACTTTTTGCTAATTGTGTTAAAAATGGTCTGGCTAACATACCAGCTCTTAAAGCTATACCGGGTAAAGCTAGTCCACCAGTTGCTATTGTACCAGCTATAGCTAAGCCAGCTTCGGTAAGTAATCTACCAAACGCAGGTGATGACATAAAACTTTGTGTTATTTCTTCGGCTGGTCCATCCACAATTTGTGCTGTGCCTTTAGCCTCTATCATTCTTTGAAATACAGCTATCTCCTCTTCATTAGGAGTATCTCCCTCTATATCAACAACTCCTAAACCTGTAATATTCACTCTCCCCATACATTACCTCGCTGGTGTTCCATCTGGATTAAAGGTCTGTAAACTTGCATCAAAGTTTGCATCTAAGTTAAATGCTATTCCAAATTTTTCAAATAATGCTGCATCTTGTTTTGCTACTTCTTCTGCTTTTAATCTAGTAGACACAACACCATTTGGATTTAATCTCTTTTCAATATTACCAAGTTTATTTCTTGCTACTTCAATTTTAGCAGCGATTACATCAGGGGGATCTGATATAGATGGTAGTACTGCATCAAAACTTGCTTCCTCTGCTACACCAACTTGTGCACCCCTTAATGCTTTAATAATTGATTTTCTAAAATCTTCTATCTCTGTATTAAGTCTAGCTGCATCTTTGTTAAATCCTAAAAAAGCTTGTGTCTTTGCAATTCTTCCTGAAACAGGACCTGTTCTAACTGTCTTCAAACCTCTTTCAATTCTATCTAATGAATCAAATGCTGCGGATCTATCAGCTGCCTTATCTCTCTCTCCAGCTGTGGGCTTCGAAGCTATACCGGTAACAACACCATTTTTAACTTTTACATTAACACTATCTTCTGGACTAAAGCCAAGATTAATTTTTTCTCCCTGAGTTGCTTGTCTTACAGTTTCTACACTAGCAGGTTTTGCTTTGGACAAAGCTATTAAAGTATCAGGCAGTTTTTCAAAACCAGTGCCTAAAGCTTGTGCTGTTGCAGAGATAGAACTTTGACCTGGTCTTTTTGTAGATTTTAAAAGTGGGGCTGCAAAACTTGCAGCAATTATCCCTTTTTCTAATGAAGACAAACCACCATTATTAAATTTTTTTGGTGGATTAGCTTGAAAGTATCTTTTTCTAAATAATTTTCTAGTTAGAACCTTATCCATTATTACCTCGGTTGCATTAAGTTGTAAGCAGAATATGCACCTAAACCTGCACCTAATGCTTGTCCAACTGGGTTTGCACCGGGAGCCGTTGTTGCTGTGAGTGTACTCTGTGTTGTTGGTAAATTAGTCATTATACCTTTTAAAAATTCTATTCTTTGGAAAGGCTCGTAAGATCTTTGTAGAGCTGTTTGTCTTTGTGCATCTAGAGCAGCCTGACCAATACCTCTTTGAACAGCACCTGCTTGCATTTGAGCTTGAATATCAGCCAACGACATTGCCTGTTGTTGAGCACCAAGTGAACCTAAAGCAGCACCTGCAGCTAATTGTTGTTGTCTTTGTGTTTGAGCTGCACCTAATGCAGTTTGAAATCCTTGTGCTTGAGCTTGACCAATATTTGCAAGTCTTGCTCTTTCTATTTCAGCCTCTGCAATTCCTTGTCTTCCTCCACCAAATGCACCACTCGCAACTGCTTGTGCACCAAGTCTATTAGTTGCTATTTGTGCTTGTCTTGTAATTTCATCAGTTACAAAAGATTGAAAAGGATTTAAAAAAGCAGATATGTTTGGAGCTGCTTGTGCTCCTTGTAATGCAGTAATACCTTGACCTACAGTCCCAGCACCCACACCTGTTTGACCCGCTTGTGTTATTGCAGCTTGCTCTATTCCTGACAAAGGAGCAACTTGTATTGCTGGTAATGATACGGGTTGTGCTGCTAATTTAGCTGCTTGATCATATAATGAAAGTTTACGTGCCTCAACTCCAGGAGCTTCTCTTTGTGTAACTACAGAACTCCCTCCTGATGCAGGAGCACTACTACCACCACCACCAAATATAAAACTCATTATTTTATCTCCTTAGTATATAAATATCTTTTAACTCCCCAGCCCTTTGTTTTTAAAAAAGGTTGCCAACCAGGCCTTGCATGCACAGCTATTCTTTTACAATCTGCAGATTTTGCAAGTTTTTCTATTGTATCAGCAAGTTCGTCTTGCCACAATTCTCTTTTCTCTCCCTTTAATAAAATGACTTCACATTGATTAAAATTAGGAAGGGCCGTGATTCGTGTAACGCAAACACCAAATACTTTGTATTGTTTTCCGTCATCAGAACCAAACATAACAAATAATTGCATTTTGCCTTCTTTGATAAAAGATTTAAGATCATTTATACTCATTGGATCTCCATCATATCTAAGACCTTCTCTCAACATGAAATCTACTAATAACCAATACTCATCGAGTAAGTTAGGAAAAACTTCTAGAACCTCTACTTTTTTGTTTATTTTAATTTTGTTTGGCTGCATTTGTTATGTCGTAAATTCTTTTAAATTTTTTTTGTTGATCATAAAAAAAGTCCGCTCCAGCTTTTCTCATACCTTTAAAATTCTTTGGGTCAGCACCAGATAAAATACCCGCACCTAACACCGCATCAGCTCTAGATACAAACTCTCCATCAGCTAGTTGAGCTAACATTGTATCTTCATCTTTATCTCCAACACCAGCACCATCTTCAACATAACCCTCTGCTCTTACATAATTGTTTACATCATTTTCATCATGATCAACTTTAGATGGTAAGTAATTTACACCACCCTCGTTATATTTTGGTAAAGCAGTTGCAAGACCACCTTGATTTGCATAGAACATATTTGAACCAAATGTTTGTGCTCTCGAAGGCATTACATTAGTTGCCGGCTCAAAACCACCAGCTAATTTTTTACTTTGTTCCTCATACTCTCGTTTATAATCTGCTTCAGTAAATGGTGGTTTAAACTCTTCTTCATCTCCCCCTAACAAAGGTAAAATTGTTGATCCAATTAATAATGACTCAAGAGGATTTTTTTGAGCTTTTTCTAACAATGCACTTAAGCCTTTCTTTTTTGTGGCTTCTGTTGTTGCTGCTTTCATGGTAGCGTCTGCAGCTTTTGTAGTGGCTAAATCTGCTCCGCCACCTCTTGCTGCAAAAGATCCTAAATCACTCGCAGCTCTTTGTTGAGCAAAAGAACTAGCACCTGCTGATTTACCAAGTCCTAAACCTGAAAATGCTGGACCTTGTCCTATGTTCATTCCAAGTCCGCCTGCTTGTCCTATTGCATAAGAACCACCGCCAACAATGGCTGCATCTCTTAATGCTCTTTTTGTTGATTTTCCTCTAAGTTTTTGTACGCCAAATGTGGCTAATGCTAATGTAAATGGATCCATATACTAATTTCCTAATTATAGCATATATTACCATTTTACTGTTTGCTTATCAACTCATCAGCAAAACGACCTTCGTAAGCATATTCTCCAATATGAGCTATAGCAGAATCTACATAGACATGACATTTACCACCTATATCTTTCCATAATTTACAAAAACTAAAGTCCTCTCCTAAATATGATTTAGTCTCAGGATCATGTAGACAATCAAAAAAATTCCACATATGTGGTCTATCAACATACTTACCGTTTATTACTGTTTTTTGAACAATTCCTTTATCAGGATAAGCTTTTATCATTTTTTCAAACACTGATCTTTTTATTAACATGCATCCAGTTGGGCTGTGAGTAACCTCCATAACACCGTTATCTAAAGTTATACTGTTTGGATCATTTACTTTCATGGGATATGCATTTAACCATTTTTTTAAATCTTCTGGTTTTTTAACTTTACCTTGTTGTATTTTATCAAAGAGTTTATCCCACATCATAGTTTTTAATGGATATGGTATTGATATTAATTCTTTGCCTTTTTCAATCATTCGAAAAATAGAAGGAGAGTGAAAGTAAATATCTGAATCTATAAATAACATGTGTGTCCTATTACTTTCTAAAAAAGCAGAAACACATAAATTTCTACCTTGAGTAATTAAAGAAGATTTTAATAAACAAAATTGTGTTTCAACTCCTTTCTCCAATGACATTTTTTGAAACTCTAATAGAGCCTGTGTGTAATGTATAGAACACTCACTATGAACAGGTGTTGCTACAAAAATAGAATAATCTTTTTTACTTTCACTTTGGGTTTTTTTCTTCCATAAAGGCATTCTTGCTTTATCATTTAATTCTGCATCTATATTTAATTCAGTTAAAGTTTGATATGTATCTTCATTTACAAATTGATCATTTTTTTTCATTTAAAGCACCTTTCAAAAATGTAGTCCATTCATGTTTTCTTTTACCCCAGTGATAAAACTTTTTATAAAATTTTTGTTGTTCATCTAAATGATCTTGAATAAAATCTTCATGCAAATAATTTGCAGCTGTTTTTATTGCGACAGCTGTGTCCTGAGCCATTTGTTCATAATTAGTAGAGTAACTAATATATACTGGCCACTCTGAACATGTTTCGTATAAAGCTCCAAAATTGTTTGTAATAACATGCACACCTGATGATAACGCTTCTAGTGCTGACACACATGAAGTCTCTTCAAAAATAGATGGGTAAACAAACATATCATAATTTGGCATTACTTCTTTAATATATTCATGAGGTTTATAACCAATATAATTTACGTTTGGTAATTGTTTAGCTTGCTCGTAAAGAGGGTAAAAATCTTTATCATTATCATCACTAAATTCGCTTCCATAAACTTTAGAAGATGAATAAACATCTAAAGTTATATTGGGGTCTTTTATATCTTGCATAGCAAGTAATAAAACATTTAGGCCTCGCCAAGGTGTACAGTGATGAATAATTTTGATTGGATCACCTTTTTTATAAATTTTTCTTTTAGGAAAAAAATCTAAACCATTTTTTATAACAACCGATCTTTCTGTTGGTATATCAAAATAATATCTAAATTTTTCATAGTTCCAATGACTATTAAAAACATACCAATCATACTCCTTGTGTCTATCTTTGTTTCTAAAAAATTCTTGTAAGTTGGGTTGATTATAAGCATTCTTTTGCCAGAGTATATTTAATTTGTTTGGATCAATGGGAACTTTCCCAGGTATAGACGTACAGATTTGGACTTGATCTAAAATATCTTTTGAGACGTATTTTTCCAACATCTCCATCTGTAATTCAGTAGCACCTCTAGGTTTCATTTTTTACCTCAATATCAAAGTTTCCTGATATAGTCAAACCATCTTCAGTTAAACAAACCATGTGATCTAAATAACCTGGAAAGATAACGAGATCATTTTGTACCACATTTAATTTTTCGCTTGTTTTAAAAATTATATTATTTTTGACTGTTAACATTAAATCAGCAGCTGGATGAAAAAAAACAGTTTGAGGTTTTTGTAGTTTTTCATATATCACAAAACTAAAATGAGATCCTGCATGGTTATGTCTATCTTGAAAATTTTGTTTATAAATATTTCTCCAAATATGAGTCAGAATTAATTTTTTTATTTTGTAATCTTTAGACAAAAGTCTTGTCATAACCTTTGATAAATAAAGACAACTTTCTTCTGCTAAATTATTATCTCCTCCATGACTTGTTGTAATTTCAGAAAAAAAACTTTTTTGATAATTAGAACTTTGTAATTGTATTTTAGATATATCAATATTTTCTTTCCAAATAGGGATTTCAAATAAAACTTGTTTCACTTTTTGTCTATTTTATATTTTAACTCTTCTTTAAATTTTTCAAAAGTTTCATCTTTTGTTATTAAGAAAAAAGGCTGCACCCACCTTTCATCCACCCATTGATCCGTTGGTATGCTATGTGGTTGTTGTGTATTATAATAAATACACCTATTCATTCTTGAACCTGCAATTACAGTAGGTTCAAAATCAGTTTCGGAATTATATAATTTTGTGCCATCTTTAATAGAATTTGAATTGTAATAAACTAAACCAGCAAAATCAAAGTTTTTATTATCTTTGTGTGGTCTTTCTTTTTTATAAATTTCAGCTTGTTTTAATTCTTCTAGTTTTATTTTTCTAAATAAAGTTCGAACCACTAATGGTTTCATGTTCGTTTTTTTAACAAATGTTTTTAAAAATATTTGATAAGGGGAAATATTACTTTCCTGATAAGGTATATCCTCAGATTCCCAACAAGGATATCCTTGCATTCTGTCAGATACTGTCCATTGTTTTGAATGATAAGTTTGAGAAAAAGGTAAATTTACAAACCCTAAAGTCATAAGACCCAAATCATTTGGCTCATAAAAATTATCTATGATGTTAAGCATTATTTTTTTGTAAAAGCTTCGAGATTTACTCTTGTCACTTTTACTTCTAAATCTTGCCTAAAATCATCCTGTGTAGTATCAGTATTTGGATCAGCCACATCAGCATCAAACTCCTCTTTACTAGCGTAAATTTTTCCTGTTCTTTTGTGTTTGATTATCTCTTTTGCTTCTGCGGGTATCTTTGGTAAATCACTCATGTATTAATATTAATTTTTTTTATTTATAAAATCAACCCTTATTTATAAAAGCTTTAGGAATTGCTTGGCAATTCCAGTGTATAAACCTAAATGGATCAATACCGTAATCAGGTACAAATTCATGAGTTAGATATGATGGAAAGAAGACAGTTAATCCTGGTTTTACTGTTAAGTTAACCTCTGTAGATGAATGATCAATTTTTTTTTCATTTAGTTGTGGTAAATCATTCATTAACTTACCAATCCTCGGATCTTGTATTATAGGATATGAAGTTTTATCAGAGCATTTTAAAAACAAAAATCCTGATATATGTCCGTTCCAATGATTATGTGATCTATGCCAACCACAACCATTTTTAGAAAATTCTTGCACCCACATTTCTGTAATAAATACAGAATAATCTTTTAAGTCATATCCCATGCTATTTAAAAAATCTACAGATGTTTGCTCTATAAAATGTTGTAATTCTATAAAAGGTGTTTCATTAACTAAATTTTTAGAATGAAAAGTGAATCCCTTATCTTTTATATCTCCAAAGATTTTATTTCTATCAGATATCTCTTTTTGTTTAGAGTTGATTGCATCTACTATCATTTGATCAGATGCATCATTTAAAAGTTTTAACTTTTCTTGATTTATTTCTTCTCCTATCCATAGAGGAGTAGGAAATAAATCTATGGTTTGAAACATTAACGTCCTTGCCTGTTGTATTTTTTATACATCCTTTTTTCGTTTTTGTTTAGTCTTTTTTTGTGTCTTCCAGGTCTTTTTTTTCTTGTGGATCCTTTAAAAGTATTTACGCCAAATAATGGTTTCTTTTTAGCCATTCTCTTGAGATCTATCTATTTGAGCATAACTTATTACGCCTTGAATTTTACTACTTCCAGTAGCTGCTTGCACTGTTACTGAATCTCCTGCCTCTAAATTTAAACCTTGAGGTGTTGCATTTACTTGTGATTTGGCAGCTATCTCATCTCTAAACAGTTCATACTCAGTGCTAGAATCAGAGGCATCTACTAAATTCATATTAACTAAGATACCTGATGATGCATCATTATTATTACAATAAATACTTTTTATTATTATTGTTGCATCAGTAGGACACGTAAGTGCGGTTGTTTTAGCTGTGCCTGTTTGTTTATATCCTTGATTTTTGTAACGTATGGTCATGATAAGAAATAATTAAATGCATCCTGTTCATTTTTTAACTCTTGTTGATAAGAAGTATTTAACTTATCTTTTAAAGTTTGTAAAGATTGAGCAACTTGTCTTTGATTGTCCTCTGTGTACACAGGTGTTGGTTCAGGTATTACAATATCAACTCTAGCCATTATCTCATTCCATCTGGTTGTACATCAGCTCTAAAAGTTCCGTATCTCCAGCTTTGATCAGTTGAAGTGTTCGCAACTTTAATACTTGCAAATCTTGATCTTGCTCTTGTGTCAACTTTTTCTGTGGAGCTAGATATTGTAAAAGGTCCGAGAGGCGAGGATGTTGCAGTATCTGCCGGGAATCTTCTTAAATTAATAGTCACCTGTGCATCTCCTGTAAGTATTTTAAAGTCTGGAAAAAATCTTCTTATACTCATAAAAAATTGTCCATCTCCCCCTTGGGACAAATCAAAATCCCCTGATTGTATAAAAGCAGGTATTGCAGTTTTAGTTCCTGCAGAATCAACTTGGTTGTTACCAATTTCGTGAGCATAGTATGTTGTTGCACCGTTTTGATTAGTGACTCCTTGTATTGTTGGGAAAGAAGGGGTACCTGTTGATGAAAATTCTGTTGCATACGGGTTGTCGTATAATGTGGCATCATACCAAGTCGTTCTAGAAAGTGATCCAGTTGTCCAAGTATTTTCAGTATAATTGTAAGTCACAACTCTATCAATTAAAGTTGAACCAGACTTAGGATAAAACCAACTTATCTCTTCATACAGATGATTTAGTCCTGCATAAATTTGTTCTCCGTTATCATAACTTATACCTAAATTATCCCCTTTATCTGTGAATACAAAGTCCTCTACTAAACACGGTAATGATTTAACGGTACCATCATATACAAAAAATCCTCCGGCTTGGCCCATCCAATAAACAGCACCATTTGCATAATAGACAGCGTGTTGTCCTATTAAACCACAGTTTGAACCAACTTGTCTTATAGAGAAAGTAAAAGGTGGTCCGACAAACTGCATTACATAAGCTGACGTG